GTAAGACTCTTCTGCTTTTTGGTGTGCTTGGCGACTGGATACCCTGCGGATATTTGGAACATTTTCGGTTAGGAAAAATGGAGCGGATTAAATATCTGCTCTTTTTTTTGCGGAAAATGCTACGGAATGCAGGACAACTATCCTAGTGATGAGAACGGCAAAATCTTTGACACCCCGAGCGGCTTTTAGCCGCTCTTTTTTTATCTATGTTTAATTGTGTTGATACTGTGATGGAAAAGATTCTCGACAATCTCGATTCAATAAGTGATAAATTATAAGTACAGAAACCAACCACAAGGAAAGGAAAGAACGTTGGCTACTAAGACTTTTGATTTTGGCAAGATTGACTACTATGGTCGTGGTCGTAAGATTAACCCCGTCACCGTCGAGGTTGAGTTGACGGTAAAGGACGGCAAGCCCTGCTTTTCTGCTATGGGCATGGTTTACAATCAGTCAAAAACCGATACCGTTGCTGGCGGTCAATGCCTAGATTCAATCGCAAAGCGCACTAAGAACAAACAGTTCATGGAGATTTGCCGTCTGTGGAAACTGTACCACCTAAACGATATGCACGCTGGCACTATCGAGCAGGAAGAAGCGATTAAGGACTGGGAGTCGAAGGGGAATCGCTACGATTATACTAGCGCTTGCGAGTACCTTAAAAGCGTTGGACTTTATGAGGTTGAACATAACGGCAAGCCTTACACCTATGGTAGCGGTTGGCTTTACTGGGATATTCCCGAGGACGATTTGAAGATTATTCAAGCGCTTTTTAATTAAGCGACTACCAAAGGGGAGCGGTAACGTTCCCCTATTTTCTTGTCTTTAAATGCTACTAATTCAGTATCAATATCGACAACAGAATATAAAGCACTGTAAGCCGTTTTAAGCCCTTATATTTTCTGGCTGGATAACTTATACCCGACAATCATTTAACAGCCCTTAAATCGAATCTGGCGGGCTTGTAGCGGCAAATGCGGCTGGACTACCCTAGCGCATTTAACGGACAACCTAAGCAACAAAAGCTGGACAGCATAAAAAACAATATATGAAGAAAGTATGTAGGCGCTTGAATCGTGGTACTATCTAACCAACAAGAAAAGCACGCGAGAAGGGCGGCACAAAATGAAAACCATCACGCGAACTGGCAAGTATTTACACGCGGTAGCAGAAGGAAGGAAGGACGGCACGGAGCTTGTGAAGACGTGGGAGCTTTGTTCTAAGGCGCGTAAGCGTTATGCACGGCACTTGGTCGAGGTGTACGGTTGGGACGCGCGTATGGCTATTCAACGCGCCTATATTTTCGGCTACGACTTTATGCCCTATAGTTACAAGGAGAAGCGTCCTATTATGGAAACGCGCACGAAAAAGAGTTTCGGCTTTTAGATTCTGGCGCTCACTGAAAAGGTGGGCGCTTTTCTTTTGTGTATTCATTTGTGAAGAACTTATGAATCTGGGAATCACAATCTCACAACCTAAAACTATGGTATTATATAACTAGTCGGGAGGACAAAGCGACCAACATACGCCACTCATAATGACTTATTTATTGAGCTACAGTTATGCCTATTTTAAAGTTAGCTACTAGAAACTTTTGTCTAGATATAGTTATGTGAAGATACTATGGAGACGAGTAAACCGTGGTACTATTTAATCAATGAAAGAAACCAAACGAAAGGTGGTACAAATGTTATTCAAAGATTTGCGGAGTGTTTGGGGCGGCATGGTCAACGTAATTGTCTATGCCATAGATAAAGCGCCGCTCACGATTGAGGACTACCCGTTTGATATGGTGCAAAAGCGCCCGTGGCTTGACAATTGTGAGGTACGCGCTATTGAGCCTGACGCATATGTGCAACGTGATGGTCACTCAAGTTGCGTTGTCAAGTTAGACTATAGGGGATAGCGACAAGCCCACCGCAAAAGGTGGGCTTTATTTTTGCGTGTATATATGTGAAGATAACGTGAACACGGCAAAACTATGGTATCCTTTAATCAACAAAGGAAACCAGAAGAAAGGCTGAACAATGGTTTTCAATTTTAACATTGACGATTTTCTCAAGAGGTTTGATGATAACTACGATTTTCTCTATGATGCAAGCAGGAACGGTAGCGAAGTGGCGGGACAGCGAGAAGCTACAGACGCATTTGATGATTTTTTGAAGGAGCATAGAGATTTTGTGTGCGAGTTCGTGAAGTATCGTGGCGATGTTATCTCTAGCGACAGAGAAGCAGCGGCGTTTATGTTTACCCTATATGACTTTTGCTAAGACTAGACCGCCTATATTTAGGCGGTCTTTTTTTTGACCATTGATATGTGTAGACTTTGTGAAGTTAAAGATTCTCGATACTCATAGACTCTATCAGTGCAATAATAATATCAACCAAAGGGGATAAGCCCGATGGGTTGATAACAGCAGAAAGGTAAGAAGATGGATATTCAAGACGAGCAGAAGGTTATTGCCTACGTGAGCGGCAAGGAGGTCTATAGTGGCACTTGGGGCGATGCACCCGAGGACGTGAAGGCTTTATATGACGCATGTGATTGGTATCTTCTTGATGGTATTGAGCAATTCGATATTATCATGGTAGCCTAGCAGAGATTAAGGCGGTAGTGATACCGCCTTTTTCTTTGTCAATATATATGTGTAGATTATATGAATTACCACTATATACAACAGTATATGATATATTTATATCAAGTCAAAGACCACTAGAGATTGGGAAAAGCAATGGCGAAAATGCGGCAGTACACCTACCTAGAGATGACTAAGATTGTCAAGCGCAATGGGTATGCCTATGTGCGGTGTACTGGCGACCACTGTATCTATAAGCGCGAGGACGGCAGCGGTACTATCGTGCTGGCGAAAAAGAAGCATATTAACCCTTGCATTGCAAGGCGGCTTATCAAAGAACACAATTTGATTGTTGACTTGTAAACAATCAATGCTATAGCAATACCGTCTTTATTGATTCAATATAATATGTGAAGATAATGTGAACGACAACATATTATGGTATTCTATAGACAAGGAAAGAGAACGCCAACAGAAGGGATAGTCTAATGGCAACGGCGGGAATTGGCAGCAATAAAGAATCGCAGATTAAGTATTTGCGTGCGCAGGCAGAGTATGACTTTGCATGGACGAAATACTTTGACGAGATTTGCGAGGTCATTGCAAGGTATGACGGCAAGCAGGCTACTAAGCGTATCGCAACGGCGCTCAAGAAGGTCAACAACAACATTAGCTTTGACGTGAAAAAAGGCAATGGCGATAGGGGTTATATCTATATTGGATGGTATGACTTTGATGGTCGCATCTGGCGCAACGATAGCAACGATGAATGGGCTTACCTACGCACCGATAGCAACAAGTATCATATTATCATGGCGTTTGTCGATGATGTTTATTGCCTTGATGCCAACAATCTTATCAATCAGATAACCAACGCAAAGAATCAGGCAATCGATAATTATAATGAGACTATTGAAGCGCTCAATAATTTTGACGCATTGAAAGCGGAATATAATAAGGCGGTAGAGACGCTTAAAGAGATTGGTTCTAAGATTCCATCTAGCATTTACAGTCGATATGATTTGAATAGTTACAATGTGTATGAGTGGGGCAACTACTTTAGGGGATAGTTAATCAACGTAAACATTATAGGGACTGGGTATCTAGTCCCTATTTTTTTGTCTAGTCTTTGGAATATATGGCATTGCATTTTATACGCGATATAGCGCCTATTTACCCCCGATATTTTCTCTATGGGTACTTGCTAGGGTCGAGTGCTTATCGGGGCAAATAGGGTCAAATAAGACGCTCTAAGCCTATAAAACGACCCTTTTGAGAATGGGGTACACAACGTCAAAATACACGACCAAAGACAACGCGGAAAATTACACCATACAGACCGACTATCATTGTATGGAGAAACTGTGGAGACGGATATTCTCAATTACACACGGAAAATCTTTGGTACTATATAACCAAGGTAAAGCACCAGACGAAAGGTGAGAACATGGGTAAGGTCGTAATGGAAAATAAGCACGGTGAGATTTGCTGTGAGCTTGTTTACGATGGAAGCTATTGGAGGTTTCCCGATTCATACGATACGGATTATCCCTTTGAGATTGGTGATAGCTTTAGAATCGTAAAGATTGAAGATACGGAAGATTAGGAATAAGACTGGGCGGATAATCTATTCGCCCTTTTATTTTCTTGTCTGTATCATATGGAAAAAATCTTGCGAAGCATCTTTATCTATTTTGTATATATCTCTTTTGTTAGGAATGTTCATTTTTCCACAAAAAACGTGGACAACTATACCCTATTTATGATACTTGTCCACGAAAAGTGTGGACAAGTAGGAGAGTTTTGCAACTTGTCCACGGAAAATGTGGACAACCTAAAGATACTACACACTTTGTTATCATTTGTGGAATATCTAGCAAGATGGAATATATAATTATGGAGATAAAGTGGATTGCTAGATTTAAAGGGGTCGATTTCGATGCCTTTAAACGCATGTGATATACTTTGGATAAAGAAAACCACGAGACGGAAAGGTTTCATATGTTTGTCGATGGTAACATTTGGGTCGCTGACTATTCTGATGTTGACGAGATTCGGAAAAAGTGCAAGCAGGGATACAGGTTCATCGGTGATGTTGAGTACGACGTACCTATTGTGAAGAATCAAAAGACGTGGTATCGCTTTAAGTCAACGGATGATAGTATCGCTGGGTATCTCTATATTACGGAGCATCGTATTAAAGATGTGTTTGATTTGTTGAGAACTAACGTGATTGTTCACACGGAAGATAATAACACGTTTGTGTTCCATCCCTATGGTATGACAATCAATCGTAAAAAGACTATCGTGTACAAGCGTGATACCGTGGTGGAATATTTCCCTCAAAAAAATCAATACAAGGGGCTTAGTCCTTATGGTGCTGTGTCGAGCTACGTAAATGTGCATCGCTACCGTAGTATGCACAATACGCTTGTCAACCTTGGGTATATCGGCGCTAAAAATTAGCGGAAAAGTTTTGAAAACTACTTGACAGCTACGCATCAGCTTATTACAATGTTGGTACAACATAAATGATACGGAACAAAAACGAACTAGCTTTTATGTTGCATACCGCCTTTTGTTTGGTGTTGGTATGAATGTGGTTGGTGTCTGATTGGTGGTTCTTTCAGGCGGATTAGGGGAGTGCATATGTGCTCCCCTTTTCTTTTGTGGAAAACTATATGGAGAAAATATGTTGTAGCCATAATCGTGATACTATTAAACCATGGAGCAAACCAGACGGAAGGAATTGCAATGCTCGTTACTTTGGATGCAAAAGAACTTTTGGCAGCTGCTCGTCTTGCCTATGATAAAGACCAGATTCGTAGCTGGTGCAAGTGTCTGCTTATCAAAGTTCGCTACGACAAATATACGATTGTCGGCAGTGATGGGTATAAGCTGATCGAGTTTGAGCATAAGGTTAATTACGATGCCGCCGATGTTTCAGAAAAGCATAACGCCGATTTCCTTCTCTATGTTGAAGATGTAAAGAAGTATGTAAAGTCAACTGATAGTTGCGTGACTATTGACTATGATGGTGATGCAGATAATTTAACAGCGCATATCTATCAACAGAAAAAGTCTGATAATTGGTTGCGTGATGTTGTCGGGTTTGATAATCTATCTAAGTTTGGATGGGAGTATATCGACTATAAACGCATCATTGAATCGCAACGCGATAATGACGGAACCGTTCATCAAGGATATAGCGCATGGGTAAACGCTGATTATATGGCTGATATTTGCGCTGCTGTGAAACTTGCATACGGAAAAAGCACGCCTATTCAGATTATGATGGGTCTTGAGGGACGCGCTATGGAGTTTATGACAAGCGATTATAAGAATGAGCGTAGCTGTTTCGGAATGGTTATGCCAGTTAGACGATAGCTCAATCTAAGCGCCCCTGTTATGGGGCGCTTTTTTGTTTCGGTTGTCGGAAAAAATCAGACAATTGAAACACGTAGTTAATTGTGTTGATGTTGTGAAGGTAAAGGTTCTCGTCTATATGGAATAAATCTTTGATAATATATAGACAAGGAAAGAGCAGACGAGAAAGGAACTGTGATGGACATTCAGGTTAAAGAATGTGATGGTAAGCGTTACAAGGTCTACAATGATACTTGGTATTGGTTTGATACGCCCGATAGGGTCATTCAGATTCTTGATGGCGCAATGAAGAACCATGAGCGTATTCGTGTTTTCTATGGAGATACTGAAACTGGACGCGACTGGTGCGAGTTCTTTGATACTATTGGTTACGTTAGCCGCAGTTGTGGCAACTTTAAGATTCCTTTGTTGATTAATAACAGTCGCTCCATTGGCGGCCCTAGTATTCTTGATGGAAATATTGTGAAGATTACCATTGACAAGGTTGTCGTTTATCAGCATCCAAATTATCATTTGGATGAATCTAAGTTTGATGGCTTGAATAATAAGCAGATTGATTTTCTTAAAGGCAAACGCAACCGTGAGTTCTAGTAACTCTAATTGAAAGAATATAACATTGGCTGATACTATGGGCTTTAACTATGACGAGACTTATACCCTTATGCGTAAGTTTCGTGAGTTGACCAAACAAGAAGTACGTATCATGGATTACCTTATGAAGATGGATGTTTTCGAGGGTACGTATAGCGAGCTTGCAAAAGCTATTGGCGATGAAAAGCTATGCAGCAATGTACGCAAGGCACTGTTGCATTTGCAAAGTATGGGTATCGTGAATATCGTAAATGTTTATTACGAGGATGAAGCGAAAGACCATAAGAGCAACCCGATGAAGGCGTGTTTTATCGTTGATGGATGGATGTACGCCTTTTTAATGGGTGGCTGGGATAAGGTTGAGTTCGGTACACGCGCTTGGGATTAGCGTGTCTTAAATCGTATTACAATAGCTTAGAAAGGTGGTTGCCATGAAGATTGAGCAGCTTAGTGATGATGAAATGTATGAGCTTAAAGACAAGCTATATACTGATTTTTATTACAATCAAGACGCATTGCCGCCGATGATTGCTACTGAACGTAATGTTTTGGCAAGCGCGACATACCCTACGGATATTCCAGATTGGCTGATGTATAATCTTTACCAAGGTACAGAGTTTACCGAAGATGACTTTTGGTGCAACCTATAGCCTTGCCATGTTGGAATATATAATATCACGTCTCATAGGCGGCAACACTATCCCACGCCTTTTCTCACTTTCTTTCCTTTCATTGTGTTGCCGTCTATAAGGCGTGATATTTTTTGTGGAGGAAATATGAACTTGAAATATAGTTGACATGTAGTTACCAACTATATATACTATTAGTCAATGAAAGAGAAAGAACCTTAGAGAAAGGTACTACGATGAAAGAGACTATGACCCATACGATTCATACTTCCACTACTTGCATTGGAAACTTTATCTGCACTGGGCTTTACGAGACTTATCTTGGAGAGCTTTGGGGAGGTATCCCGTATGACATGCGCGACAAGGCTGATGATGAAATCGGTAAGTGCGCTGTGGATTATATCAACGATGCCCTTTGGACGGATGTTTTCCCGTCTGATTATGATGATGATTTTGAAGTGACGTATACTGGTACGTATCATCCGAAGTGGTATAATTTTGAGACTGATTCGACCCTGTTTGATTTTGCATATACGGATAAATTGTGTGAGTATATGCTTGGCTATGCCGCCATGAACCGTGATAACTTTGAGGAGTTTCTTGAGAAGAAGTATACTTCTCACGATGGTTATGTGTCGTTCACGCCTAACAACTGGGACGATTGGTATGATGGATATATCAAAGATGATTTTCGTTGCGTATCCGCGCTGATTTATTTCATGCTTATCATGCTTTCTTGCGTTAATATTGATGATAACTACAATTTTGTAGGCGACAACAGTTATCAGTATGGCTTTATTGATAATTGTGTACAGACTATTTCAGAAGATTTCACGCCTTATGACTATGCTGTGAAGTATGAGAATGGAATGGTTGTCGCTGTATTCAGTGACTATGACGAGGACGGCGAGCTTTTCAATTGCTATCTGCTTGATGCTGACGGTAATGTGATTAAGCATGAGCAGATTTCAGACGAATACAATGAGTTCAACCGTAGTGCGTTTGCAGCATTTCAGTATGGTGATGTTGAGCGTGTGTTGGATGATGATACAATGCTTTACCATATGCACAGTGAGCCTTGTATTACTCCCGATATTCCCGAGCATGAGTGCTAATGGGTGATACGGCGTATTGCACTTGGAATAATAAACAAGGTGCCTTTGTTATTAAGAATGAGTCCGATTTAGAAAAGCTCAAAGAAGATATACAAAGGCACCTTGACGCGCTGCTCAATATGTGCAATAATCTATCGCAGGTTTATTAGTGTCCGCATAAAAGGAGTATAATATGCTGACTGCGATTTGCAAGAGTATGGAAGATGCTGATTATTGGGCTTATGACGATACGATTGAGGATGTTCTTGAGGATATTGTCTATGTAGCTGACAGTGAGCATTGTGCTGGCGAGCATGAGTGCGTGGCTTCTGCCCTTGATCCAAAGGGTAATGATTGGTATACTGATTCTTTACAGACAAATGAAATGATGTTGTCTGATGATGAATTGTTTGTGGTTACTTACTATGTCTATGATGGTAACGGTTCATTTGACGAGCTGGTCGATTTTGCTATCACTAAGAACGATATTATTAACAACGTTCTCACGAATAAATATGTCGAGGGCGCTTATTATTGGACGTTTGGACAGATGCTAAAGACCACTAATGACTGGCTTAATGGCAAGTATGGTGAGTATGACGATTAGTTTTTAATCGTGTCTTATACGGAAAAGTAAAACGTTTTAGCAGGGCTGTTTAAGCCCTGCTTTCTTATCTACTTGATAACTACTTTTATATGCAATACAATATAGTTAGACTAATGTAACATATAAAGGAGTGCTTATGTATGTCAAGTATGAAAGTAAATGTCCAGAAAAATGAACGCGCCATGCTTAATACGACAATAAACAAAGACGTTTTAGATAGCTTTAAAGCCCATTGTAAAAGCGCTGGGATGCCTATGAACACGGTATTGGAGACGTTCATGGTACAGTTTGTATCAGGCGAGTTTGTGTTAAAGATAGGCAAGAGCAATAAGATTGATATTAAAGACTAGCATTTAGCTAGTCTTTTTTGTTTGAAATATCTACTTGACAACTATATGATAAGTAGTATCATGTATGTTGATAGTCGGAAGAAAGGATAGACCGTGGGTATGAATAGCGATGA